TCTTTAACGTCCTTTGCAGGCGTGAACTCGAATGCTGGCTGTTTCTGCTCTTGCGCGTTCTCGTACTTCTCTGGATGCTTCCACATGTCGTAATACTTATCAGGGTCGTAACCCTGCGCAAGCGGCGATTTGTCCCATGACGGAATCACGCGGCAATCGCAATGAGCGTGAGCGTGCGATGCGGTTTCCTCCGAGTGGTACACGAACCCACGGCTTGCGAGCATGATGCAGAATTGGCACGTCTCAGCACCCGTGGGAATCCGCGCCCATCGCGGTTTCTTCGGGTCGTTCTTCGCGTTGAACTCAATGCACTCGTTAGCAGCAAGTCGTGTTTCATAGTCGATTCTGTCAGCGCATTTACCCACGAACTGCTCAACGGGCTTACCGTCCACCAAGTCTTGTGCAAACGCCCTCACAGCGCCATCAGTGGCTTCTGGAACGCGCTGACTGTCCACTTCTGCCCTGAACCCGTCATCGATACCGAAACGCGCTCTCAGGCCGTCGTAAAAGTCGGCAGCAAGCCGTGCCGCCATAGTGGACGATGCGCCGCAAGCAGGCTGCATAATTGCGATTACCGCCTGCCTGATGCTCGCAACGTCGGCGGTGTAGTCGATTTGACTCAATGCGTCCACCAGCGCAACCCTAGCACGCTCAGAAACGACGTTAAGCGCCTTGCTGTAATTCTCGACGTAGCTACGCGGTATCTGCATTTACACCGCCGCCAAACATGGTGGACAATGCCGCATTGGTCGCGTCCTCCGACTTGACCGCGTTGATTTCGCGTATAACGGTCGCGGTTTCCTCGTCGCTGAACCCGTTGAGCCGCCAGAACGTCGGTGTGTTGGCGTATTCGGGAACGACCGACGCAATCTTGACGCTCGAATCCGTCATCTGCGCCAACGTCGGCATGGCGGGATTCATGAAACGAGGTAGAATCTCCAACCCCTGAGCTTCGATAGCGTCAAAAGTCGTGTCCTGCTCTGTTGCCAAACAAGCGATAGCAACGTCAATCAGCGTATCCCCAACGTCTCCATGCCAAGTCTTAACCTTACGGATAAGCGGCGAATTTTCGGCATAGATAGCTTCGGCGCTTGCTGGCTGGTCATGAACAACGCCGAATTGCGAGACATGAATACCAGTAGCCGCGCTCATCTTCGCGCATAGGTTGCGGAAATGGTCTGTCATCGGCTGCATTGACGGTTGCGGCAATTGCCCGAATTGCGGTACTGTGCCGTCAATCGTCGCATCGATGTTGAAGATTGAGCCAATGTAGGCTTGCCATATATCCACCGTCTCGAACGGGTCACCATCGGTGCCAAGCAAATACTTTTGAGCCGATGCAGCGAACGCCGACGCGATTTCCTCGTTGATATTCTCGCGCACAGCCGAATCGACGTATCCCATGATTTCGCGGGTAATGCGGGATTGCCCAAGCGGCTTTGAAAGCGTTGCATTGTAAGCCGCCAGGAAAACAGGCAGATGCTCTAGGCCGTGTTGACTGTAGCTCTCAACAAACCATGAACCAGCATCGTATTTAATCCTGATAAGGTACTCGCCCGTCACCACGTTAACCCACGTAGGCAAAAGCTGACCAGTGGTCTTGTCATTTTTTGTTTCCACGACAAAGAGCGCCGAACTGATCGTATCCCTTGCGTCATCGTAGATAACACCGCAAGCGTGCGCCGGGTATGCGCTAACGTGAGCGTGCCCGTTATCGTCAGTCGAGACAAAGTAGAGATTGAAACATTGCTCTAGTGCGCTCGTCGTGGCTTTTCGGTACTTTGCCTTGAGCTTGTTTCGACGCACTACAGCGTTTAGGCTTGCTTGCGCGTCATCGTCGCTGACCGTGAAGCCATCGAATACCGAATGCTCCACCATCACGTCAACGGTCTTTTGCGCCCACCCGCAAGCCGCATCGAGGTTTTTCAGCTTCGGAGGTATGCTGATGCCGAGGTCTACCAGCCTATTGTGCAATTCGTAGTAAACATGGCGCTTCATGTTGCCGTCGTAGTGGTCGTGCCACGCTTTAACGAGGTCATGGACAAGCGCCCTATCTTCGCCGCGCAAGCCTTTAGCCGCTGCGACTCTGTAAGGTACGTTTAGCACCTGACTACCGCCTTTCGTTCAGGGTTACGCCGTGTTGTCATCGCGCCCCACCAGGCCAGCGCACATGCTTCTATCAGCGTCGCGTCCGCTTCGTCGGTAGATTCGAAGCCGAAACCGCCGCTAGTGCCAATGCGCCTTTTCCTGGTCTTTGTCGCTGAATCGTCTAGTCCTGGTTGCCCGTAATGGGTCAGCTCGCGCTCTTTGACAGCGTTCACGAAACCCGAGCACGCCGCTATTACGTCACCAGTCCTAGGCCGTATGATTTCCTTTGTGGGTACTCGATTGTCAATCAACCTATCGTTAAGCGTCTGCGCGTTCGATTGACCGTCTATGACGATTTGAGCGGCCTTAGAGTGTTTCTCCGTCAAGCTGTCCACGAGCCAACCGATGCCAGACGCTAGCGAAAACGTCTTGATTACGTATACAAACGGCTTTCCATCCTTCGGCCTATAACACGCCGCCAAAGAACCAATTGAGCCATCGGGTGAGAACTTCACCGCATAAACGAGCAAACCGCTCTTGTTCGGGCTGTCAATCTTGCAAGCATCCCAATCCTTCGGCTGTATCACCGTCGAAACCGCCGTCATATTCTCAGGCCAATAGCCCAAGTGCTCACGTGCAAAAGCATCAGCGCTCATCGTGCGTGAATCCTTGAGCAAAGCCGATTCTAGAAGCTGATAACCTAACGATGGGTTAGTTGCGTACCATCGCGATTTGTCGAACACGTCTCCAATTTCAGGCGTGCTCCATTCATGGATACATGCGCCCGTATATGGCTCAGTATGTAAGCCTTTGCGGATACTAGCGAATTTCTCGCCTTTGTAAGCCGTTGCCGGGTCTGGCACAGTTCCCATTAAAATAGTCTGTGGTGAGCCTGTAGGAGCAGCAGAGTTTAGCGGCGATAAAGCCGAATCCTGCGCATCTGTGTAGCTCTGTGCTTCGTCTATAACGACTAGATCGAACGTACCGCCGCGCCCCATGTCGGAGTTAGCGCCACGTGTTCTAAATTCGATATGAGCACCGTTCTTGAGGTCTAAGACCATCTGATTAGCGCTTGTCGTGTAACGTTTAACAAGAGCGTTCAATTCTGGATAACGCGCCCGTGGGTCGTTCTTGCGCTCGCCGAACTTCTCGCGCAATCGGTCAAACGCCTTCTTAGCCGTCTGGTATTCCTGCGCCGTGTGTAGTATCCACTCGCCGCGATGAACTAAACCCCACGTTTCCCTAGGGTCACAAACGCCCGTCTTGCCGTTTTGCCTGGGAACTGGCAACACGCACAAGCTGTTAAGTAATTTACCCTTGTCATCAAGTGCAAGCCAGTCATTGAGAATGAGCCTTTGCCATTCATACGGAGGTAGGCCGTAATAGTCTGCCAGCTTCGAAGCCAAGCCGCCCTCAGTCCTTGCGTAGCTTGCACACCATGAATACGTCGGGTTTTGGTTTCCAACGCTAGGCATTGGCTAAAACCGCCTGCGCCTGTGCTAGCACGTCGGCCAATGGTGTATCTTCTGATACGCTTTGAGAAGCCTTTAGAGCGTTGTATCTGTCTACAGCTTCGAACAATCCAGACGCTAACGGCTTAATATCGCGTCCGCTGTCGGTCATGTCTAGCACTCGTGCGTACTTCTGAATGACGGCGCTTGTCAATTCAAGTTCGCCGCTGTTCGCCCATGCCTGTTCTATAGAATCAGGCGCACTTGTTGGCAATGGCTTGTTCTTTGGCATGGGTTATCACCTCCGTTAGCTCATCTTCGGTTAAATCGCGTTTGTATGAATTGCAAATAGCATGAGCAAGCTGCACGTTTCCATGAACGTACCCACCGCCTTTTGCCATCGGCACAATACAATCAACTGTTGGATATAACGGCCCGAAATTGTCATTCCAACTTGTATCGTTCGGGTCGCACGGTTCACCGCATATCTGACAATTACAATGTCCTAATTCTTTAGAAAGAGAACGCCATGTAATTGTTGAATCGTATTCAACACCATACCTTTTTGCTCGTGCACGATGCCCTCTATCTCGATTATCGCGATATCCAATACGCTTTTTATATGCCCGCCTAGAACAACGAGCTGAACAATACTTTGCTTCTGGGATTTCACTATGAAAAACCGAACCGCAATTGCAACATTTCTTTTCTTTCGCGTATTCCTCTGCAAGTAATTTCTTACGCGCTTCGAAACGCATCCGTTTTTCGCGTTCTTTTTCAATGCGTTTTTGCTTTAGCTGTTTTTCATGGCATGTCGGACACCGAATAGCTTGCGTTTTATCAGGCCATCGCGTGAACTCTGAACCGCATTCATTACAGCGCAGCTTATATGGCGTGCTGTGGTTTATGTATTCAAGGCAGGTAAACCTATCTCCATATTCTGCGGTTAGCCACTCTTCAAAAATCCGCTTACCCTCTGCGCGTTTCTGAGCGTCTGCTCTTTTTCTTGTTCCGCTAAAACCTTTACCGCGAACATGCCCGCGTTTTTTCATCCATTTACTAATAGTCTCGTGACATACTCCATATTTTTCACCAAGTTCGTAAGTTGTTGCGCCTGCGAGATATTCGGCTTCTACCGCATCTTTGTCTATATTGCGATAATGAATCTTGTCGGCAAGTTCGTGTCTGCTGATTATGTTTCCAACAGCAGCAGACGTATATCCAAGTAAATCGCAAATATCTTTATTTCGCATATTGCAAAGTGTCCGCAACATAACGACTAAAGACGGGCAATACTTCTGGTTCTTCTTACACATTTGCAACCCCGTATCTCCCGCATCTGTTAGGGCATAGAAAAACCCGCCACCGATACGGGAAAGTGACGGGTTTTCTCTGCGTGATATGTCTACGAGTTAGCTAGACTCGTAATCACCTTATTGTGGTGTAGCAGTTTTCAAGTGTAAGCCATATGCGCTC